TATTACGGCTTGTAAGAGAACACGCCGCAGAAGCAGAAGTAGATCATTTGCCTGTGGATGATATTTTTTTCAAAGACGTTGTAAGAAACGCACTTATACAGGACAACAATAAATGTTTTGTAGTAGAAAAGGGTGGGCAAATAGTAGGATATTCATTTGTAGGTTTATTAACTAAATTATGGAATCCTACACTTTACGCAGACGTGTATTTCTTCTATGTTCATAATTCAGTAAGGAATAAGTTCCTAGCAGACAGTTTACATGAAGCAACTTGTTCATGGGCATATGAAAATGGTGCCAATTGGATAGAGTTTTCAGTAGCATTGTTTGATAATAAATTTAAAGGCAGAGATGATTATGTTGAAAGAGCATCTACATACTTTGAACACAAAGGCGGTGTTCATTGCGGTAATATCTTTGTTCAGGAGTTAGGTTAATGGGTGGTGGAAATCCAATCAAGGCTATCCTAAAGCCAATTAAAAAACTAATCAAAGGCATTGTAAAGGTTGTCAAGGGTGTTATTGGCTTCATAGGTGATGTTGTTGGTTTTATCCTTAATCCGTTTGGAACATTTGATACACCAAACCTAGGATCTGCCAATGCTGACCAGATAGCATCAGGCGTAACGGTTACAAAGTCAGGAACCAATGTTGCTTTACCTGTTGTTTATGGTTTTAGGCGTGTTGGTGGTATTATTACATACGCAGAAACTGCCTCCACAAAGAATCAATATCTATATGCTGTATATGCCATATGCGAAGGTGAAATACAAGGTATAAAACGTATCTTGGTTGACGATACATCTTTGCCTTTGCCAACAGGTGCTGGTGGATTTTATAATCACCAAGGTATAGTTGATGTTACAGAAGGCAAATACAAAGACAGAATAAAATTACAAGTTTTTAATGGGCTAGAAACACAATCACAAAGTTCGTTAGCCAATGAAGCAGGCAACTGGGGTAATAAATCAAGAACCAGTCCAGGTGTTGCTTATGTTGTAATGCGTTTCTATTGGAAAGAAATAAAAACACAGGAAGATTCAGACAACAATCCATTTGGTGGTGGTATTCCTACTGTTATGTTTGACCTATGTGGTAAAAAAGTTTATGACATAAGAAATCACAACACAGGCACTCCAATTATTGCTTATTCAGGCAGTCCTAAAGGTTACAGTTTTAATCCAGCATCATGTTTATTAGATTACATGATGAATCCACGTTATGGTGCTGGTATATCACATGATTTAATTGACGGCGATAGTTTTAAAGTAGCCGCAAATAAATTTGAACAATCAATTACCTATAACAGTGAATTTACAGGCAGAGCATTGACCATGAACGCTGTTGTTGACACAAATCAAAAGGTGTTAGACAACATGAAAATACTTTTAAGTGGATGTAGAAGTTTAATGCCTTATTCACAAGGCCAATATAAATTAAAAGTTGAAGATGGCGGTAATGCTACTGATATCACAAGTTCTAGCATAAATGTTGCCTATGACGTTGATAAGAATGTTGTAATAGGTGGTATTACAATGGATGGTGAACGTAAGAAAACAAAGTTTAATGAAGTAATTGTAAACTTTATTGATCCGGATAGAGAGTTCACAAATCAACAGGCAGTTTACAATGTTTCATCAGATAGAACAACAGATAACAATGAAGATCTAAGATCAGAATTTACATTCCATACAATTACCTGTAAACCTATGGCATGGGAATTTGCCAGAATGATCTACAACAAAAGTAGAACACAAAGAACAATATCATTTAACGCAACACAAGAATTATTGGATGTAGAAATAGGTGATATAATAAGAGTAACTGATAGTGTATTGGCGTTGACAAATCAAACATTTAGAGTGGTTGGTTTACAACTAAATCCAGACCTTACTGTGACTGTTAGTGCGGCAGAACATGATGCTGACAACTATCCTTTCACAGCAGGTGTAGGACAGGTTGAAATACCTCCACAACTTTTTAGACCAGATGAATTAAACAAAAGGCCAAGGCTAAACAACACAACCCTTGTGCCTATTGGTATACTACCTCCTAATGATCCTGATAATCCTACTGATTCAGCAGGTGAACCTATTGTAGATAGTGCTAATCAACCAGCACCAGTAGATCCACCACCAGAAGAAAATCCACTACCACCACCACCAGAGTTTGATGGTCGTGTAACTGACTTTCATTCGGTTACAGATGCTGTTAATTCGCCAGTGTTTACACAAGGTCCTAATATACCAATAACTGATATTGACGGAACAAAATTATTTTTAAGAAACAACACAACAAAAACAAACGCAGATATACCTAACAATATTATGGCCCAACTACCTGCGCCTCGTCATTTCTTAGAATTCAGTTCAACAAGTGGTTTATGTAAGGTGCCAGACTCTTTATTAAAAAGCAATGGCTACGCTCAAGATTGGGTCCAAGATCCTGCTAATCCTACCACACACCCATTTACCACATCAACAGGTCAACAGAGATTTGTCAGTGGTAACCCAATAGGTGGTAATCATTATTATTACTTGGTAAACGCAGAAGGCATTGCCAAAGGTAGAGATAGACATTTAAGTCTTTCAATAAACGTAAACGCACCTTTGGATCCAAGTTTTTATGCCATAGACATAACACTTTATGGAGACGCAACAAGTCTACATAATCAATCATTAGTAAGAAAATATTTTAATCATCCAACCTTTAACGTATACTTTGACACAAGCCAAGGACTAGGTGGTGCCGCACAGGAACTTGAATGGCGTTGGATAAAGAAAACAAACAGTGGAGAAGTAATTTTTAAGGACGGAAGTGACCTAGGTGCTGACTATACCTACTTCAGTTATAGACAAAATAGAAACATAACTGGTAGGGGTATTGAAGCATATCTAAACAGTCTAATCGCAGATCCAATATCTTTAGTTACACCTCCAGGACAAACGATAACAGGTAGTGTTGGTGATAATACAACAACCAAACACAACTTAGGAGCATAGGATGCCAGGAAACGGATTTTACGCAGAAGGAGTTTACCAACCATTTAGCCAAGAGACTTGGGACGATCTAGCAACGGCTGATAGTGCTGGTTACACTGGTCCAACTACTTGGGCGTCATGGGATGAATGGGATCTTACACCGCGTTTTCCATTAACATTTACAACACCTATTTTAGATGCTGGTAGAATAGATACATTCTTACCTTTGTGTAACTATGGAGGCACAGGACAAGTAACCATTACATTGAAAACAGGTAACACCGTTGACAGTTCAGGAGGCGCAATAGATTCGCCTACCACTACCACAATAAATGAAGGCGATGACGTAAGTGCTATCAAGGCAAGATTTTTTGAATTTACATTTTCAACTACATTTGAAGATTCAGCAGGTGGAGGTGGTAGACCTGTAATAACTTCAGTAGATACAACACTATTTGGCGAAAAACAATCAGCAACATTTGAATCAATAAGTTCAAGCACATTAGCAGGTTCAACAGGACAAAGAACATTGGTAGTAGACAAACCAATTACCGTAACCACAGTAACGTCAATGATACACAATCCGGACACATCACCCTACTTTGTAGAAGGAGATAGTGCTGGTGGTTTATATGTAGCAGATGACTATGTAACAACAGGTGTATCGCCAAGGCCAGTTATGTATGTTGACAAGTCAGGAACCAATCCTGTGTTACATATATTTGACACCAATTCAGCAGATGGTGCCACTAGGGTTGATGTTACATTTGACGCAGTGGTCCAAGGTGTGCCTAAAGCAACAATGATAAATGGCACAATAACTCGTTAAATTATGGTGATTACATAAGGATACGGTAAATATAAAGAAGGAGAAATAGTATGGGCTGGGCAACAGCAGGAAACGTAAGCACAACCAACCTTGACAGTGGCACAGATTCACCAGCCGCGGCAAGACCAGATATCAAGACCGCATTTGATGAATTAGTTAATGTTATTAATGGCAGAGCAACATCCAATGGAGTAGCAAGTCTTGATGGCTCCACAAAGATACCTGCGGCACAAATACCAGATGAGATCAACAGCAGTAGTTCAACAAACCTTACATTAGATCCTACAACAGGTAAAGTAAAACTTGAAGAGATACTTAACCTAGCACCGCAAACAGTAGCACAACTCAACGCAAGAACAGATATAGAGCAAGGTGACGTTGCTTTTTGTTCAAACGGAGATGCAGGCACAGAATGTTTAGCAGTAGCAGTTATTGAATCAGATTCAGCAGGAGCGCCTGCGTGGAAAGTGGTAAGCATAGGAAACGCAATCGCGACATCATAATGACAAAGAAATTAGAAACAAGATTAGATAAGGTAGAAAAAGTTTTGGACATAATCCAAAACAATCACCTAAAGCATTTACAAAAAGACTTGACACTTGTCAAAGGTATAATGCTATTGACAGCCGCAGGAGTGTTAGGCCAATTAGCCATAGTAGTCCTGCGAGTGTTTTAGTGCCCTATCTAAAAATCGAAAAAGACTCACTATACTTAGATCCAGAACAGATGTTTGAACATGAACTTTGCCATTTCTGTGGCAATGATAATGGATTTGAATATCATAAAATACAAAGCCAAATGTCCAAATATGCTGACTATGCCTGGCGTAGGAAGTGCCAATCATGTGGCAGAACACAGGCTGTGATACACAAGGAAAGCCAGTTTTAATCCGTTATTTTACATAAAGTATAAATACTTTATAGGCAAGTATACAACACAATTCACAACAGCAACAAAGGCAAACATAGCGTCCTCGTATAACGGCATTGAGGGCCAGAGCAACACTGGTTCAGAACTTGCCAAGACGCACATACAGTCCTAAAAACTATACAACTAGGAACGAGAGTATAGACTGCGAAGCAGTGACACGACGGGTAGGGAGAAGCGTTGGATCCCAAGGACAGTGAACAAACACCCGTTTCCAAGTGTGCGAAGGTGATGTAAACATCAAGCATGGCGGAACCTTACAACAGGTTCCGTATGACTTCAGGATCACCAACATCAAGCACATCACTTCGTTCTTTAATTACTTGATCTGTTTGAGCGATAGCAATTACAAGTCACGAAGTGACGCAGTAAGACAAACGCAGTTTGGCTTTGTATACACCACTTACAAAGAGGTATATGCGTGGTAGCGGTAAATACATATGGAGCAGTTGAAATGACACACGCACGATCTACTTCTATGTAGACATTTTTTTTACACTCCTAGTTAACGGTAAAGGCTGTCAATTCTTTACTCATTGTAAAAGGCTCGTGCGTAGTGGTCGTCATATCACAAAGGTATACTTGCCAAAGTTATCTTTATCCTACTTCAACTGCTCCAACTCTAACTAGGCTAACACAGATATGAAATCAATTTACAAAGACTGGCACAAAACATTTCCTGGAAGTGGACAGGGCAAACAATATCCTTATCTACTAGAAAAGATCATGGAGAATCACGCACACAATCTAGGAGCAAGGCTAACAAAGCCACGACGCATCAATCCTCTTTGGCAGAACATACTTGACTATGGTTGTGGCAAGGGCGGAACTATACGTTGGCTCAAAGAACTCGTCAAAGTAAACATATGGGGTTATGATCCAGGACACCCTGATTATGCCAACACAGAGACCTTAAAACGCAAGTATGATGCCATATATACAGCAGATGTTATGGAGCACATAGAACAAGCAGACCTAGAAGCCGTCATCAAGCAACAGCAAAGCCTAGCACCAGTAAACATACACATAATAGACCTAACACCTGCCAAAAAGAAACTACCAGATGGACGCAACGCACACGTGACACTCATGGACATGGATGAATGGAAATGGCATCTAGAAGCACCCGGAACACATGAAGTTTCAGATATGCGTAAGTGGACAATACCAGACCCTAACTTCCAAGAAAGGACCCGCCTATGCTGTATACTAAGAAAGATTCGCACACACTCGTAATAACTGCCCTTAATGATAGACTATACAGAGAGTATGGACATAGGTTCCTTGACACATTCCCACAGACACTAGACTTATTAATATGGAGCGAAACACACCTGCCCGTAGCACATAGAAGTTTACCATACAGAGACTTTTACCTAAAGCATAGAGACAAACACATAACCTCCTACAAGCATGACGCAGTAAGATTCCATTGGAAACCCCAGGCAGTTTATTACACACTACAACAAGACTACATTACGCAATATGATTCATTACTATGGATAGACGCAGATACGATATTCCTAAAAGAGATCAACGACGAATGGATCCAACAACACTTACACACAGAAGGCATAATGAGTTATATGGGACGCCCAAACTATTACAGTGAATGCGGCGTGCTATACTTTAATCTGCGAAACACACATACAGAACAATATGTTAAAGATGTTTGGCAATACTACACAACAGAAGAAGTTTATAACTTACAAGAACAACACGATAGTTACGTATGGGATTATGTAAGACACAAGCATGAACAGGAATACAAGCACCAATTTAGAAACTTAGGTGTAGATCACAAAGTGCCAGGTGGACACATACAAGCACACTTATATGGTGAATGGTTTGATCATTGTAAAGGAAAACGTAAGATTCAGGGCAAATCAAAGGAGAATCCTTACAATGGATA